TTGTCAAAATTGTTTTAATGGATGTGCTGAAATTATAAGCGATCGATGTATCAGATATACAGGAATAGATATTCCTACATTAGGAATTCAAACAGGTGATAATTTATCATCTGTAGAACAATCGTTAACTACATTTCTTGTATCTGCATTAAATGGAACAGGAATAAAAATAGATCTTTCTAGTATAACTATATGTTCTCTTGTACGTTCTTATCTTCCTGTATGTGGAGATATAACAATTGTAGATATATCAAAAGCTCTTATACAATCTGCTTGCAGTCTTCAGGCACAAGTTACTAATCTTTCAGATACAATTAATATATTAAATGCTGATTATGACAAAGCCTGTTTAGCAGGAGTTACAGATTCTTCAGATACACATGCTATTGTACAAGCTACAATTAATGCAGTGTGTGCATTAACTGATGACTTTACAGATTTAGTAACTAGTTTACCTCTTACATATGTAAAACTTGTTGATCTTAATACTTTAATTCAAAATTATTTAAATAGTCAGGGTACAACTACAAAGTATTATAATAGAATGATTCCTTATGCTGTAGTTGAATATTATGGTCCTATTGCTGGTAATTTTGATGGAACAGGTAAAGGTATAGCTTCAGGTCCTTGGGAAAAAATATATCTTTGTAATGGAATAAATGGTACACCAGATAAACGAGGAGTAGTGGGTGTAGGAGTTACAGATGGTTCAATGTTAGGAGGTACACTTCCTCCTGCTACTATCCCTAATTCAACAAATCCTAACTACACATTATCAGGAACAATAGTAGGTGTAAATAGTGTAACGTTAGGTTTAAATCAAATTCCTAGTCATACCCATACTGCTACAGTACATGATTCTGGACACTCACATACTATTTCTGGTACAACACACAATGCTTCTGGACCAGGAAGTGAAAGTGTGTTAAATCCTGGTTCAAGTTCTTTTTCAACAAGTACTAATACTACAGGAATAACAGTAACTAATGATTATCAAGGTGGAAATCAAGGACATGTAAATTACCAACCTGGATTAGGTTGTTATTATATTCAATATAGACCATAATATAAAATACTATGTACGGTAAGAAAGAAAAAAAATGTGAATGCCTTGGTGAATGTGTTGAATCTGATTCAGTAAATTATATAGGTCCAAATCTTCCTGGTACAGGAATACAGACTAATACAAATTTGACAACATCATTAGAAATGATAGATACTGAGATTCTTAATACAAAGGAAGAATTATTTAATTTAATAAACACTCCACCTTTATATAAAGTTTACACTGCATTAATTCAACAATCAGGTACTAACAATCCTACTGCAATTGTTTTACAAAATACTTTAGGAGGTTTAATAAATTGGACTAGAAATACTCAGGGAGTATATACTGGAACCCTTGCTGGTGCATTTACTACAGATAAAACAATATTATTAAATGGAGGTTCATCTAATACTAGTATATCCATATATTCTACTAATCCAAATTCTATAATAATCAATACTACAAACTTTACATATGGACAGATTGATGGAGCAATGGCTTCACCTATGTCAATTGAAATAAGAGTATATCATTAATAAAAAATAATAAACCAATGACAGTATTAATAACATTAACAACAGCTGGAACTGATTCTGGTCCGTTTAATCTCTATTCAAATTTAGATGGTTACACATCAGCATTTGCAACAGGAGTCTCTAAATCAGCATTAGTAGCAGGATATTCATCTGCAGTTGTTCCTGATTACACAACTATAATAAGAGTGGTATCTACAGGAGTATGTACTAATTATATTGATATCACGTTAACTGGTATATCTACAACTACTACCACTACAACTAATGCTCCTATAACATGTAGTGCAACTGTCACATCTGGAGGAGCAGGTGTAACAGAATACACAGTTGCCCTTGATTCAATTGGTGGAGTAATTGTATTTGAATTTAATGCATATAGTGTTCCAGATAAATTAGAAATAATTCATAATGGTATTAAGAAAGCTACATCTGGGATGACAGTTGTTAATGGAGGTCCTTTTGATAATTTATATGGAAATCCTACTGTACCAACTTATGCACAAACATTAAGTGTAGATCAATTTATTGGTAGTGCTAAAGGAACAATTCCAACTCGTCAAACTACATTTACTTCTGATACTGGTTCAGCAATAACTATTGAATCTGGATTTCAGCAATTAGTATGGTTTCAATATAGCTCATTAGATTATTCAGATAGTCATACAGCATTAATTAGAATTACTGGTGCAGATGGTACAGCATGGGATCTTAAACGTTTATGTGATCCAACTACTACTACCACTACCACCACCGTAGCACCAACTACCACTACTACAACTACTAGTACATATTATACTTATAATTTAACTGAAGGAACAATTTTATGTCCTGCTGGATCAATAACATTTGGAAGTCCTAGTGCAATAACTTTATATTCAGCTTCAAGTTCTTTAGGTGCTGGTATAAATTTATGGAAAAATACAGCACTTACAATTCCATCTACATCAACAGCTGTTAAAAGTAATACTACTATTTATTCAATGAGTGGAAATACAACTAATTCTCCTATAACATTAGGTGATCCATGTTAAAATGTATATATTAAAAAAATAAAAAAACCTTGTTTTGTTGGTTTTACAAGGTTTCTCCTTAGACATTTGTCTAGGGAGTTTTTGTTTTATAACTATTTTGATTATAAAGAATAACATATTTAATTAAGTTTATTTGGATAGTATCAAAACTATTTTTATCTTTACCCTAATTTAATTAAACTAAACTATATATGTCTGAGAATCAAGATTTATTATTCAAGTTAGAAGAGTTATTAAGCCAAAAGAAAAGTAAAAAATTCTATGCTGAGAAACTAGGAATAAGTGAGATTGAAGTTAATGAGCTTATGAAAGAACTCAGAGAAAGAGATGCTGCTGATGATATGCTTATAGGAATTACTACTAAGTTCATGGAAGAATCTAGAAAAGTAAATGTTGAAAAAGGTACAATAGAAAGCACAGTTACTAGTGCATTTGAACCTAAAGATGATATTGAGTTAGCTAAGTTACATAAAATAAATCTAGATAAGTATGTTATAACAAACTACTGGTCTAAGATGTTACCAAGTGGAAGTTTTACTTCCTCAGTCTTTTCAAAAAGAAAAGAAGCAAAAGATTATTCTTCTGAAGACTTTGCTAAGTTTTTAGAAAATTATATACCAAATAATATAGAAGCTGTTAAACCAGAAACTAATATTGCTAAAGATCATGTAGATGTAGAAATATCTATAGCTGATTTTCATTTAGCTAAAAAATGTGTAGATGGTGACAATAGTCCAGAAGCAAGAGCTTTAAGATATTTTAATGTGGCCCATTCTTTGATAATGAAAGTGAGAGCTAATTACAATATAAACACTGTTGTGTTACCTATATCAAATGATTTCTTTCATACTGATAACTATCAAAACCAAACTACACAAGGTACTCCACAGGATACTATAATGGATTATCATTCAGAATATGAATTAGGATTTTCTGTTCTTGTAGATGCAATCAATATGTTAAGACAACATTGTAATGATGTCACTGTTGTTCTTGTACAAGGTAATCATGATAGAACTAAATCATTTTATTTAGCTCATGCATTAGATGTATTTTTTAAAGATGATCTTGATGTAAATTTTATCAGAGAACATTCAGTTATTAAAGGACTTACATTAGGTAATACATTTATAGGTTGGCATCATGGTAATTGTAAACTAGATGATCTACCTTTATTATTTGCAACACATCCACAATACAGTCAAGCATTTGGTAATGCTTTATATAGAGAAGTTCATACAGGTGATAAACATCACTATATGGCTAAAGAAATAAAAGGAGTGAGAATACAACAAATGCCCAGTTTGTCTGGAGTAGACCGTTGGCATATGGACAATAATTTTGTTCATTCAATACGTTGTGCATTAGCACTAGTATATGATAGTAAACTAGGTAAAATAGCAGAGTTCGAAACTCGAATATAATTATGGCAAGTACTAAAATAACATTAGAAAGAAGTATAGAAATTAATGATATTAATTTTATGTATGCTTGTACAAAATGTAAAATTTTAAAACCTAATTCCGATTTTGTATATAGTAAAGATAATAGAAATACAAAAGGAAGATCATATACTACTTCTTGTAAAATCTGTAGAAATCTATATTCAAAAAAACTAAGAGAAAATCCAACAGAGTCTTTTATTAAAAGTAAAAAAGAACAATCTAAAAAGAATAAATTAAATACTGTATTCTTATCTTCTAAAGGTAATGCTAAAAAAAGAGGATTAGAACATAACATGACAAAAAATTATATAGAAGAATTATATAGTTTACAAAATGGGTTATGTTATTATACAGATAAACCTATGCATATTGATTTACGAGATAAAAATAATAATAAAGATTGTGTGTCAATAGATAGGATTGATTCAGATAAAGGTTATATATTTGGTAATTTAGTTCTTTGTAGATGGCAAGTTAATAGAATGAAGAATGATTTATCTAATGTAGATTTTTTACAAATCATTTCTGAAATAAATAAAAAACATAATATATAATGGCAACACTTAGAAAACTTATTAGTGATGTTCGTTCAGTTCATAAAATATTATCGACTGATTCATTAATAACAGATCGTGCAATTGCATCTGAGATAAGAAACAACTCTTTATTATTAATCAAGAGAGAAACTAATCTAAGAAAACTTTGGGCAACTGATACACTGTTTACTACTATTCCTTGCTTAGAAATGATAGAAGTTTCTATTTCTGAATGTTGTGATTATGTAGATCCTTGTTCTATAGGTAGAAGTAGATTAAAACTTCCACGTATATCAGAAGGTAATTATCAATATGTAATACAAGGAGTGTATTCAATTAATGCCATGAGTGGCAAAGGAAAGAAGTTAAAAGAAATATCTATTAACAGATATTTAAACTTACTTAAACTTCCTGTAATTAAAAATGAAGAATACTTCTGGATATCTAATGGATATTTATATGTAAACAATCCAATGCTTAGAGCAATTAGATTTGTAGCTTTATTTGAAGAAGATGTTGATAATGAAATCATGTATCCAGAATGTGGATGTGGTACACCAGAATATACTACAGAAGAGATTTGTAAAAATCCTTTAGATAAAGATTTTCCTCTTCCTGGATATCTTGAACAACAAGCATTACAGATGACTTCTCAAAAATTATTATCTACATATTTTGGTATTAAAACAGATGTAAGTGCAGATGGAATAGATGGTCAAGCACCAAACTCAAAACCAAATAGTTAATGTCAAGAGTTAAAATTGATTGGAGAAGTTCTAGCAAAGATAACTATAATCAGTTTTGCAAAACTCATGTGTCTACAAAACTCACATTTGATGAATGGAGAAATATAATCTACACCTATAATGAATTTTTTAAGGAGTATATTTTAGAGACTGGAGAGAAAGCAAAGCTACCATATGGATTTGGAGAATTCTCTATCAATAAAAAGAAACGAAGAAAGATGACATATGCTGATGGTAAAGAATTTATAAACTTACCAATTGATTGGCAAAAAACTAAAGAGAAGGGTAAGGTGATATATAATTTTAATTACCATACAGAAGGTTATTTTTTTGGTTGGATGTGGTTTAAACCTACCGCACGTTTCAAAAATTCTGGTCTTTGGTATTTCAAACCTTCTAGACTTACATCAAGATTATTATCACATTACTTAAAAACCAACGATAAGTATCAACATCTATATCGTGAATGGAAAAAATAATGAACTATGAGTTACTACTATAAATATGCTTTCATAAGCCCAGAACCTGTCTACTCAACTGTTAAAGAAGAACTGAAAAGTTATTTTGACACAGGTGCAGTGGATGATCTTTTATTTCCAACATATTTAGATAAAGCTCTAAAGAAGTTAGGAAGAACAACCTTTGTAATTAGTGAAGAAGTTTTAATAATTGAAGACTTTCAAGCAAGACTTCCTGATAACTTTTATGCTGTTAGAGAAGCTTGGATGTGTACACAAGTATCTGGATATCCATATCAATCAGCTAATTCATTCTATTCACAAGCATATACTGAAACTACTATTCAAGTGTCTCCTATTACTACTGATTGTAGTGTACAAGGTCCTTGTTGTGGTAATGTAGGTTGTGATGGTTCATGTATGCCAGAACTAATGCAAACTGTATATAAAACAAATAATAGTGTTACTAGAGGATTTACACATAACTATTTATTAAAGCCAGGAAATATATCAGCAAGACAAAACTGTGGAGTAGAATATACAAACACATGGGACTTTAATGCTCAACCTATTCCTGTTAATAATTTTACACCTGGTGCTTCTAGCTATGATTCATTTGATATACGAGATAATAAATTTGTAACTAATTTCAGAAATGGTGTTGTACATTTAATATTTTATGCTACAGAGTATGATGAAATAGGAAATCAATTAATACCAGATAACTATCGTATAAGAGAATATGTAGAAGCATTCCTTAAGTTCAAGATATTTGAAATGCTTACTAATCAAACTAATGATGAAACTTTTAATCAATTACAACAAAAGTTAATTTATCATAAACAAGCATATGAAGAATCTTTCATTATGGCTAGTATTGAAATTAAGAAACAAACTCCTTGGGAAAAACAAAGAAGGATTAAAAATGATCTTAATAGATTTAATATGTATGAGCTTCCTAACCGAACTAATAGCTACGGTAGAAGACGTAACAACTAATAATTATGGCTGACGAGCAATCTAGAAGTAATATAAATCAAGATTACAACACTGCAAATACTGGATTAAATTTAGATAGTTCTATTACTCAAGTTAAGAAGGGCTCACTAACTTATGCCTTAAATGCAGCTATTGAGAATTTTGATGGGAATGTTGTTAATTACCAAAATGAAATGGGTAATGATCTATGTGTCACCTTTCCAAAATCTTATGTATTAATCGGTACTCATTTTATTAATGAGAAATATAAACATATATTCTTTCTTGTAAATCCTAAATCAGGAATGAGTCAGATTGGATATATGGATAATAATGATTGTATATATCATACATTAGTTGAAGCTGCATGTTTTAATTTTAATATTAATAATCCAATACATAAGTGTGTACATAAGATTACAAATTGTACAATAGAAATATATTGGACAGATGGTCTTAATTCAAGAAGATGGTTAGATATAAATAATATTCCATATTTGTTAACATCTGATTCTAATTTATGTAACCCTACATATACAAAACAGTTAGATTGTAATCAACTTAAAATACAACCAAACTTTAGTATTCCTGAACTTGCTGTAACAGATATTATATCTGGAGGATCACTTGTTTCAGGAACTTATCA